GTTTTTAAGGGCTATACATATAATAGTGCAATAGATGCACAAGCAGCTGTACAACAGTGTGACACATATTATGGAATTCCAAAAAATCCAGATGATGTAACACAGCACTGGGTAGAATATGAATATTCAGCAAATGATAATATTTACTTTATTTTATTTGATGAATCTCTCTTACCAGTATTAGGAGAACCAGTTGACTTTGAAGTTAATTTAGAAGAAGAAGTATAATGGTAACTAAATCTAACATATCATTAGTTATACAGGTAGTATTGGTTGCTATTTGCATGTACCTGGTTTTTAAACCAAGTAAAGAAGTGTTTCCTACTTCTTCTAAAACTATTATAGAAAAGAGAATAGCAGGTAAGGAAACTGTTATAAGAGAAAAGGGTAAACTTATAGATAACAGCAATAAAATTATCTCAGAGCTTAATGCCGGTTTATTTGATCTACACTCCCAGTTAGATTCTGTTAAGAATGCTAGAGATACTTTTAACATTATCCAGATACAAGATACTATGATCCATGTTCTATACCGTAGAGATAAGGAGAAAGATATAATTATAAAAAACCAAGATACAGTTATTCAGGCTCAGAGATATATTATTAATAGCCAGGATACTATTATTACCACTCAAGCTTTTGACATTAAAAGATTAAAGAAGCAGAGAAATATTTCAGTATTATTAAATGCATTATTAACCACTGGACTGATTATCAAATGAAAACTAAAATAACCCTATTTACTTTGTCACTCTTCTCATTCTTTGCTCCAATTGAACTAAGTGCTATTCTCTTAATGTTTATAATTTTAGTAGACACAATAGTCAAACTTATATCCCTTAAGAAAATTGCATGTGATGAAGGTAGAAAATATAAAGATGTCTTTAAATCTAAGTTGTTAAGAAGAGGTTATATCTTTAAAGGTGCTGGTTATTATATATTTGCAGGTGCTGTTTTTCCACTAGATTATTATGGTTTTACTCCATTTGTCCAAGGATTACTTAAGGCAACCGGATATAGTATTACAATACCTACACAAGCAATCTTTACAAATGCTCTTCTTTACATATTTGCAATTATAGAGTTATCATCTATTAATGAAAACTGGTTTGATCTTACAGGCAACAATATCTTTAGAGGAGTATTTAGAGTTGTTAAAGCTATTAGAGGTGGAATACAAAAAGTCTCAGATACTTATAAAAACATAAAAGAGTAACTTATGAGCTATAGTTTTTTACAAGAAGAGAAGTCACCTAGAATTCTAGTTCAAGCTGTAAAACTACTTGGAGTTAAAGAAATAGTAGGTTCAAAACATAATCCAGTAATTATGGATTGGGCTAAAGAACTTAAATTAGATAAAGTTTATACGGCAGATGAGATTCCATGGTGTGGTCTATTTATTGCATACTGTGCTCATGAAGCTGGTGTAGAAGTAGTTGATAAACCTCTCTGGGCTTTAAATTGGGCTAAATACGGAACTAAAGTAACTGAACCTATGCTAGGTGATATACTTACCTTTAAAAGAAACGGAGGAGGGCACGTAGGACTTTATGTAGGAGAAGATAAAGATTGTTACCATGTGCTTGGTGGAAACCAGGGAAACTCAGTATCAGTCACAAGAATATTAAAATCAAGATTGCACCAAGCAAGAAGAACGGCATGGAAAGTTGCTCAACCAGCAAATGTCCGTAAAATTCAACTTAGTGCAAAAGGTATAATCAGTAAAAATGAAGCATAATGAAATTTAGAAACAGTTGGAATGCAACGGCTAAGCAATGGGATAAGCTAATAATAAGATTAAGAATCTCATCATTAGATATCTTTGCTCTTGAAGTAGATCTATCAAGAGACTTTTATTTAATAACAATATTAAACTTAACTCTTAAAAACAGGTAATCATGATACATAGTAAAAATCAAATGATCAGATCCATGAAGAGCTATGAAGTAGGTGGCTCTAGTTCTGATTGTAATTCACGTGATGGTGGATGTGGTGCTAAAAAAGCAGCTAGAAAAAATAATAGAAAAGCAGCTATGCGTAAAATTGGTAAAGCTATTGGGGGTGCTGGTAGTGCAGTTGGTACTGTAGTAGGAGGCGCACTTCTTGGCGCTGCAGGATACGGACTTAAAAAACTTTCTGAACAAAAGAAAGGTGGAACTGTAAAAAGAACTACTAAGAAAAAGTAATATTACTTAAACTACTATGATCCAGGTACTTTCTGTGCCTGGATTTTTTTATTTAAACCATATACATTTAAACTTATTTTGTATATTTGTTGTAAACCAATAAATTAATAGTTATGGAAAACCAACAAGAAAGAGAGTTTACAGCAGAAGAACTTGCTGCTCAAAAAGAACAAATGCTTCAGTTTTATACGGAATCATTACCTTATTTAGAAGCACAACTTAAGTATGAAGATTTACTTATGAGAATTGATGAAGCTAGATTTAAAAGAAATAGTATTCAAATGCAATGGGCAATGATGATGCAAGCCCAGCAAGAACAAGAACCAGAAGGTGATGATTCTGATATAGATAATGATCCAAATATTCCTGAGCAAGGAAAAAAGAAGCTTAGAAAAGGATAATCATGGCTTTAGTAAATCAAGTACAGAAAAGAGTAAAAATGCCTAAATGGGATGTAGTTAAGTTCCAGATATTAGTGCATTGCTATATTAATAGAATTACTATGAGTGATTCTGATTTAAACTGTCTTACTTTACTAAGTCTTAATCAACCTATTGAACTTACTGAATTTTGTTATGATGCATCTTCAGAAGAATCTTGGATTTTTAAATCTCCACAGACTGTAAGAAACTGTATCAATAAGGCAGAAAAAAATAATCTGGTAGTTAAGGATTTAGAAAATAAAAAGATTATTTCTTTAAATCCTAGTTTAAAAATTCAAACTGAAGGTACAGTATTACTTGATTATAAATTTTTGGGGAATGAATCCGAAGAAGTCCACTAAATTATATCAAGCAGTAGCAGAGGACTTAAATATGCCTGAGTCACTTGTTGAAAATTTAATAGAACTCTATTATAAAGATCTTAGAACTTGTATGTCACAATTAAGTCATACCAGAATAAATGTTACGGGTTTAGGTCATTTTTATGCTAAGTCTCAGAAGATAAAAAAAGATATTATCAGTATTAGTTCTATTCTTAAGACGCATGATGTATCAACATTTAGAGCATATTTTAACAAAAAGAATTATGAAGAAACTTTAGATAGGCTTATTATTTTAGATAAAGAATTAACAGAAGAAAAACAACTAAGAATTACTTATAAAGATGAAAGCAGCACTAAAAGCAATTTGGGAGAACAAGACCAAGATCATTGAAGGCATAAAGAACTCAGTAATTAGAGATGAGTTTGTAGAAGATGTAGCCCGTATGAGATTTGATGTCTGTGATGAATGCTCCAGTAAAGGAAAGAAATGTGCAGTAAAGGGTACATCACCATGCTGTAATGAATGTGGATGCTCATTAGCTTTTAAGACCAGATCTCTTTCTTCAGACTGTCCACTTGGTAAGTGGCAAGCAATTGCTACAGAAGAAGAAGAAGATAAACTAGATGCACTATGAGTATAGTATTTAATGCAGATGACCACAGTTATGTTAGTGTAGATCCAAATGATCAAATCAAATGGACTAGTGTAACAACATTGGTATCTAGTTTAAAGAAACCTTTTGATGCAAAGAAAGTAGCAGAAAGAGTAACTAAAAACAAGAAATCAAAATGGTATGATATTGATCCTAAAACTATTATAAAGATATGGGATAATGAAGCTAACAGAGCCACCACACTTGGTACATTTTATCATAACCAAAGAGAATCTGACTTATGTTCATTAGCATCTATTGAAAGAGAGGGTGTAACAGTTCCGGTATTTAAACCTTATGAAGGAGAAAATGGTTTAAAAATTGCACCTTTACAGAAATTAGATCCAGGTGTGTATCCTGAACATATGGTTTATCTCAAGTCAGCAGGCTTGTGTGGCCAATCAGATTTAGTTGAAGTAGTCAATGGTAGAGTTAACATCATTGACTACAAAACTAATAAAGAGATTAAAACAGAATCATACAAGAACTGGGAAGGCATGACAGATAAAATGCTTGACCCAGTACAGCATTTAGATGATTGTAACTTTAACCACTATGCTTTACAGCTCAGTGTTTATATGTATATTATATTAAAGCATAACCCTAAGTTACAACCGGGTAAGATATTTATTCATCATATTACTTTTGAAACAGATGGTGAAGATCAATATGGTTATCCTATTGCTAAGTTAGATGTAAATGGTGAGCCTATTGTAAAAGAAGTTATTCCAATGCCTGTGCCTTATCTATATGATGAGGTTATTGCAATAATTAACTTTATGAAAGATCATCCACACTTAATTAAAAAGAAATGATTATAAGACTATTTGATGTTCAGAATGGTAAAGTAATTCCAACAGAACATTGCTATACACTTAAGGCACTTAAAGATATCATGGATAATTATCCAGATGATCATCTTAAAATATATCAGTATCTTTTTTACATGACATGCCCCAATCCAGATATGAATCCTTTCTTTCATACTCCTGAGATTGACAAAGAGCACATAATACTAAAAGAAATAGAAGCAGAATTTTCTACAGAGGATGATGACATACATACAGCACTTTCATTCTGCCAGAGAATGTATGAAACTCCAACATCTAGAGCATATCAAGGTATGGCATCTATGTTAGATAGATTAGCTAGATACATGGAAAC